CAGGGAATGAACGTAGACACCATCACGGTAGTAGGTCAGGCTACCACAACCCACCATGCGAAGAAGCTCAGGTCGAAAATGGTTGAACACCCGTTCACCGAGGTTACCGTCTCAACTGGAGACGCCCTCGGTGTTACCCCTTTGGGACGGGTGGGAGGCTATGTCGATCCTACTGCAGAGAGCGGATTTGCCCGGTGGAGGCGGTCGATGGGAGCTTGGTTGCGCCCATCGACTGCCACGGAGGATTTAGGAGTACTTGAGGAGGAAGTAACGGAGAAGGTTGACAACACAACAGACGGCGAGTCAACCGTTGGACGCACCGCGGATGATAAGTTCATTATCGGCGTTCCAAGATGGTGGCAGGTGTGGGATGATCAGGATAATTATCAGGGGTCCGAATTTAAGGAAATGATGGACTTCATAGATAATTGGAAGGAACGATTGCCCAAGCCTGAACCAGTTGATTGGGACATGCCATATGATTTTGGACTACCGACACGGGAGGATGCTGAATTACACAGTGTGCTGACCACCTCCACACCGAATAGTGTGGCGTCGGAACTGATGCGGCCGTTTGACCTCCCCGGACAACAGGTTGTAAGCGAACACAACTGGAGACTTGGCTCTGTCTTCGATCCGATACGTCATGCTCTAGCTGATTGGATCGAACCAAAACAGGACTTGTTCATTGGTGACCTCATTCGAGGCATAGCCCAAGGCACCATTGAATGTGACGTGGCCAAGGATGTTCAACCTGGATCCGAAGGAGCTACCCATGAACGTGTGTTAGGGCAGCTCAATACCCCCCATATCGAGATTAGAACAAAATCTCGCCGCCGCAGGAAACGCAAGCGGGGTATGGCAATTCCCATCTTGGCAGGTGAAATTGCTAGGCTTGCGCGGCAGGATCTTGGTCGTCTTACCAAGAGCGATGAATCAACTGAACTAGTACGTGTCTTTTGTGCTAGGGCGGTTAACGCTCTTCGTCAGGATAAGGATCCCCGGTTTGTTACGCTTCGATCGCAGGAGTTGCTAAACATCACCGAATGGGCCTCAGTCATGTACTGGGAAGACTCGCTCGCTGATGAAGACATTGCTGAAGCTATGGAACACTGGAAACCGGGATCGGGACGACCAAGGTCCACCATCTCCGCCTAAGGGGGCTTGGGTAGACTACTCGGCAGATCGTCTGAAACAGCAGTACCATTAGCTGATCAGCGAGAGTTATCTGCTGACTCCTTCGAAGTAGTCTACGCCAGGCAGGTGGGGAAGAGGCCAAAGGGGCCTCGGGTCTATTACCGAGTACGTGACGGTTTTGGGCCCGATTGGGAGATACCAAACAATGACATTCGAACGGTCAAACACGCATTGATGGAGAGGGTTTTCTTTGTTAAGCTGAATGGAAAATACCAGCGAGCGCCAAAACCATGGACGCACGTTGCTATATTGAAATCGGTGGAGCATATCGAGGATCCCGAGTTGCGTGTGAAGACTGCCAGGCTGTTGGGGAAACAGAAAGTGTTGGACAAACTAAGTGGTTCTATGGACAAGTTACATAGGTTTGCCGCGGAGGCAACCAAGCAGCACCCACTTAGTGAGGAACAGTTCATCGACCGGTATAAGGGTAGTAAACGTAAGGTGTATCAAGCCGCAGTTGATTCACTCCATCGTAAGCCTTTTAATTTGTACCGTGACTCAAAGGTGAAGTGTTTTGTCAAGGATGAATACTCTAAAGGGACCCCACGTATTATACAGCCTAGGTCACCTCGATTCAATGTCATGTTAGGTAGGTGGATATCTCACATCGAACACCTCGTGTTTGAGGATTTGGACAAATTGTTCGATGCAAGTGGAGAGCACGTTACAGTGCAGAAAGGGAGGAATCATATCGAAAGGGGAAACGCCATCAAGAAGGCGTGGGATGAGTTCGTGAATCCGGTGTGTATTGAGTTAGATGCGGCGCGGTTTGACCAACACCTAAATGTTGTATTACTAATGTTGGCTAACACCATAACTAAGTGGTACTGCATGGACGTGAAGGTTGTTGGCTTGGAGGATGTTTGGAAACTACTCCACGCGCAACTCAATAACGTAGGACGGTTTTATGGCCGGGAAGGAAAGATTAAGTACAGCGTTGAGGGATGTGGCATGTCTGGTGACATGAATACGTCGCTTCGTAATGTGATAATCATGTGTCTCGGTACCCACGCTTACTTGGATGATATAGGCATTACCAAGTATCGATATGGTAATGACGGTGATGACGGCTGGTTAATTGTGGAACGATCTGATATGGATCGTATCCTGGACAGTGTGGAGTGTTGGTTCTTGGAGTTAGGGCTGACCATGAAGGTTGAAGGTATTAAATACCACCTTGAGGATATTGAATTTTGTCAAGGCAAACCTGTGTTCAATGAGGACCATGGTTATGTACTGGTGCCCAAACCCCAGAAACGACTATACGCTGATCTCGTAACCACGAAAGACCTGTCAAGTCGCAAGATTTACAACAAATGGATGGGAGCTGTCGCAGGTTGTGGACTAGCACAAACGGTAGGAGTACCGGTTTTGCAGAACCATTACCGCTGGATCTCAAAGGCAGCAACCCCATGGGTTCCTGAAAAAGGTGATATTTACCACAGGTACACATGGAATGCAGACAATTTACCCCCCGGAAAACGGGTGTTTAGAGAACCAACATCACGGGAAAGGATCTCGTTTTGGAGTGCTTTCGGCATTACGCCAGACCAGCAACGCTGGTTGGAGCTCCATTATGACGGTCTTTCACCACCACGTTGGTCGACGCCAAAGTCCGGCTGCAAACCCATCACACCCCCCTTACACCGTGTCTTTGCTCCGCCCGTTCAAGCGGATCGGATACGGCTGCACCTCTGCTTATAGAGATATACCACGTGTGAGGATAGCCCTGAAAATGAAACGGGAGGATCGACCCGTATCCTGGCTAGATCGAACCCCACATCGGGGTGTTAGACACTACAGAGCGACATCTAATCGCGTGTGCACCACTACCCGGCTCGAAGAGAGCTGACCGAGTGACGCCGGTCGTTGGGGAGTAAACAATGCCTGATGCGGAAGACCCCGGGGTTCGTCCCCGGCGGCAAATGGCTTAAGCCGGCCAGCTCTGATTACGGTTGATCAACACCAATGCACCCTTAGGTGTGATCAGACGCTTAGTTGGCCTTTGGGAGGATTATTTAATCCAGGTTGTCTGTTCAAGTGCCCGATACTCATTAGCGTGAGCAGAAAGTTTGAACAGTCGGGTGATTTGGTGAATAGTGCCATGACGTGGGCCATTCACCGAGATTATTACGTTACTAAACAACAACAACAGAAACCCAGCCGCGGGAAGCAGCGGCAAACCCAAAGAAAGATGATTGGTCTACCAAACGGTGGATTGAGGATTCATCACAGAGAGTTTTGTGGAACGTTAAACCATATAAATAGCAAGCCTGCATACCACACCGCCAGTAATGACAAAGTGGCTGCTGAACCATACGTGCTACCGATCAACCCAGGGGATGGGCGTACCTTCCCCTGGTTGACAGGAGTGGCTTCCAGATTCGAGAAGTACAGATTTCAGACACTCAAGTTCACGTACGAGCCAGTATGTTCTACTTTCGAGAATGGTGGAGTAGCTTTGTGCCCTATTTACGACCCTAATGACCCAGTGCCTACTGATAGGCTCACACTTATGAACGCCCAAGGAATCAAGAGAGGGCCAGTGTGGGAAGGATTGACCCTGTCAGTACCGCGATCAGCACTCAGACCGAACGATACAATGTATGTTCGCGAATACCATTCTGAGCTTATAGATCCCGCTGAGCAACGCACGACCGACTTAGGATATGTCGCAGTGGTTTTAACCGACACCAACCCAGAGGAAGATGAGATCCGAAATTTCGGTGATGTTTTCGTCGAGTATGTAGTTGACCTAATGGCTCCCAGAGTTGGTCTAGCCGCGTCGAAGTGCGCTTTCATTCATTTGGAAGATCAGATAAATGCCTTCACGCACCCAACTGAGGGAACCACGGCACACCAGCCGTTATTCCATCCAGACACTGACTTTCCTTCACGGGAAATGATTGACCCTAATTCCACTATCATGTTTGATATCACTCATGAAGGAGGGGAGGGAACAGACTCGGAAACCGTGTATGAGTCAAGTGCTGGCCCGGAAAACATTGCATACTCAGCAATCACGTTCAAGGAGCCGTTCACGGGTATTATCCACTTAACTGTGGACGCCGCGTCGAACACTGGACCTGACCCACCACGTGTAATGTTCAATGGTGGAGTTAACCGAACGTTGAAAGCAGGACAACAACACCCCCACCGGTTTTGTAAATTCAAGCCGCTCAAGTCACTCGCGAAAGGAGTCACCAACGCCGTTCATACCATCAAGGTGGTGGCACAGGCGGGGGAGACTCTGGGTCTTAGTCAGCAACACGCTATGGCGGAGGTGGGTCGTGTAACACAGCTCATCATGACTGAGGCTTCCGAGTTGCTACTGGATGCTTTGCCGGCCATTCTTCTTTAGTCATAGACTGGATAGCCCCTTAATTGGAAACAGGTAGAATCGCCCTGTATCCTGGCTAGATTGGGTAATACCCGTGCACGGGTGGTCTACTCCATTAGGCTCATGGAGACACCACCATCACGAAAGTGTAAATCGGATGGCAGCCAACTCAGATCACGCATGTTTGTTACTGCTTCATGCGGAGTGTTATAATTTTAGGAGGAGTCGTAATTCCGAACCCAGAAATGTTTAGATTGGCTACACCATATAAGTCCTAACCCGTCAAGTTCTTCTGCTCGCGTCGCGGTTGTCCGGGGGGTCTAAAACACGAACAGGGGAGGTTAACTTGCTTCTAATTACACCCTGTGACTACCAAAGACTTGGTGGGAGGATAGGATCCACCTTCCATGTTACCAGGTACTGAGTCATCCACACCCAAGCCAGTTCACACAAAATCACACCCAATCACCGACTCTAGAGGTACATAGGAGTCAAGTGTAACCCATGAAATCGGGGCATGGAGACACTATAAAAGTTCGTACGATCGATGGAAAACAAGTTCCGC